ATTCTTGAAGCTTCAAGTAAGTCGATTGGTAAGATCAGTAAAACAACAATTGAAAATATTGGTTTTGACTATCCTGCTGATAGAACACTGAGACCAGATACTAAAATACCTCAAATTCTTAGAATTGAGCAACTTGCAGGTTTCTCTCGTGTTGGAGTTACCTCATTCGGCAAAAATTATAGCGTTCCTCCAAAGATTGTAGTTGTTGATGGAAGAACCAAGAAAGTTATTCCAGATGTTGACCTGCGTTATGTAAGAGATCAAGAAACTTTAGATATTGTTAGAAACACTTTCAGTCTTTCTAATGTAACTCCGACTCTCATTCCTACTGAAAATTCCAACGGAATCAGAGTTTCTAACATGACTTTTGATTCTACCACTCAAGATGTAACAGTTACTTTAAGAGACTCCTTTAGCACTATCAATACTTTCCCATTCACAGTAAATGATAAAATACTTGTTGAAAATACTAGTGTTGGTGTTGGATCTACTGGTTTAGGATATAACTCTGCAAATTATGATTATTCCTTGTTTACAGTTACAAAAACTCATCCAAATCTTGGAGGAATTGGAATTGTAACCTTTAGTATGGCAGGATTCCTTGAGTCTGGTGAAATACCTGGTTTCTACAATACTGGTAACTCATCTGGAGTCATAGTTCCAGAAAAGTTCTTCCCAACATTTGATCCTACTCTCGAAACTTTAGGATTTAGAGAACAAGATGAAATTACTGATGGAACCTCAGTTGGTAAAGTTTATCAGTTAGATACTGAAAGTAAGTATCTGGTTGTTGAAAGTGATAATGACTTTAAGGTTGGAACTGAAATTCTTTCAGAGGTTACTGGATCTAAGGGCCTTGTAAAAGAAAGAATCGCTTTTGATTCTAAGTATTCATTAGATTATTTCTCCGTTGTTGAGAGCGGTTGGGAATATACAACAGGATTCTTAAACAATGAACTACAGAAAGTTCATGATAACGAATACTATCAGAACTTCTCATATTCAATTAAATCTCAAGTTCCGTTTGAAAAGTGGAACAACGTTGTCAGCTCTTTGAATCACACTGCTGGATTTAAAAAGTTTAGTGATCTTCAAGTAGAATCTGTTCCTACAACTAAATTAACTCCAACTCCAATTGACGGAACACTAATCGAAGTTAAAATTGACAGTTTGTATAACGTTAACAAATACTCAAACTTTGACTTGGTTCACGAAAATTACTTGACTAATAGAGTTGTTGCGTTCTCTGATGAAATTAACTTTACCACAAGAATTCTGACAGACTATTCAGAGTCTATTACTAACAGAGTTCTGAGAATTGATGATATTAGTGGTTTGTTCAATAATCTCCCGAGACCAACTCCATTTAGTGATGCGTTTAGAAGAGCCATTTCTGAGTCAAGATTGCAAAAGTATATTACTTACGTGAAGGACAGACTCTTTACTAAAGAAAGACAACTGTTGTTGGTTACCACTTTAAGTGATACTGTCCGTGGAATATCCATGATTAACCAATATGGCAGACTTGATCCTGTCTTAGACCTTGGTTCATTTGACTCTGTTGTTGAGGGTAGTGATTCTGTACTGAGATTCTTCCCAATTAAGTCTAGACTAAACAACTACAACGTCATCACATTATCCTATTCAATGGATCAAATCGGTGATGTTGTTTCTTCAATCGGTGGCACTACAATCGGGGATTCAACAGGATTTACTGGATCTCTGGTAAGTCTCGCATCTTCAAGTGTCACTGTTGGTGGTGGCAACACCGTTACCTTGGCAACTTTATCTGGAATTGGAACAACTGCATCCAACTTCAGATCCGCTAAGATACTGGTTCTTGCTGAGGCTAGTGACGGTAGAATTGAGTATGACGAACTTAATCTCATTCATGATGGCACAGAAGTTGAGTTGCTTGAGTATGGTCAACTGAGTATTCACTCTCAAGACGCATATTCTGCAATTGGAATGGGAACATATGGAGTATATTTGTCGGGTTCAGATGTCGTTGTAAGTTACGATTCGGATCCAGGCATTACAACAACCATAATCAATACCATTACGGTTGGACTTGCAACTGAATCTTATATTGGCATCGGCACGATTAATCTTGCATTTGGTAGTTTGACTGCTAAGTCAACCACAATTACTTCTTCTGGTTCTCCAACTGCTGTTGGAATTGCAAGTTTTGCAAATGAATTTGATGCTGGTTACTGTATCGTTCAAGTTTCTGATACATCAAACAACAGACACCAATTGTCTGAGGTTCTGATCATTGACGATGATGATGAAGTATACTTGACCGAGTATGCAAACATTGAAACCTTCGCTGGTCTTGGAACCATGGGAGGAGTTAGAACTGGTGATAGAACCGAGTTAACATTCACACCAAATTCTGGAATCGATGTTCACGTCAAGACGTTTACTCACGCTTTGAGAGATACTGAAGCCAGTGATATTAGTGAAAATGTACAACTCAATAATATTGCAATTGAAGATAACTTCTCAGTATACACTGGAACTGAAGTTGAAGTTAAGAAAGATTTCTTCCTGACTCATAAAGATAATCCAGTATTCTTGAGAGTATTTGATGGTTCTAGTGATTCAATTATTGATGTAGATGCTAGCACCATTCTTGTTCCAAACCATTTCTTTGTAAGTGGCGAAGAAGTTACTTACACTACCTCAGGTGTTAGTACAAATAGCATTGGAATTGCAGCTACAACAATTCCTGGTGTTGGATCAACTGATAAATTGCCAGAAACTGTCTTTGCTATTAAGGTTGATGAGAAGAAGATTCAACTTGCAGCAACTGCAGAGAATGCTCTTAGAACGATTCCAATCGCACTTGATTTTACCTCTGTTGGTATTGGCACATCTCATGTTATTACATCTACCAAACAGAACAATAAAGTTCTAATTTCTTTGGATAATGTCGTTCAGACTCCTATCGTAGGAACTTCTGTAACAACATCATTATCACGAGACTTCAGCATTTCGCAAGACATTGCATTCTTCTCTGGAATAACATCATTCTTTGGAGGAGACTCAGTTAAGATTGGTGATGAAATTATGAAGGTTCAAGGTGTTGGTATTGGAAGCACAAATGCGATTAAACTCACTCGTGCGCTCGCAGGAACGACTTTAGTTGCACATTCTAGTGGAACACCCATAACCAAACTTAGAGGCAATTACAACATCGTAGGAAGCACTCTGAGCTTCATTGACGCTCCATTTGGCAAGAGTCCGATTGGAACTTCTGTTGGACCAGGTGATGAACGCGACTTCCTTGGAATTACATCGTCTTCTACGTTCAGTGGTAGAAGTTTTATGAGATCTGGAGTGGTTGGTAGTTCTGATGAAACTTATACAAAGAACTATATCTTTGATGATATTTCTCAAAACTTCTCTGGAACTAGAGACACATATACTTTAACCTCTGGTGGTTCAAATGTTATTGGTGTTTCAACATTCAATTCTATTCTTCTTGTTAATGGAATCGTACAAGGTCCTGGCGCAACTAATGATTATACATTAAGTGAAACCTCTGGAATTACATCGGTAACTTTCACAGGATCTATTAGCACCACAGCGGTATATAATCCAAATGATTTAAACGTTCCTATTGGTGGCGTCATCATTTCCGTTGCAGGAACAAATGGATTTGGATATCAACCACTTGTTAGTGCTGGTGGCACGGCTGTTATTTCTGCAGCAGGAACTGTTTCCTCTATCTCTATCGGAAATAGTGGTTCTGGTTATAGAAGCGGAATTCAAACGACCGTTAATGTTGGCGTTGCAGTTTCTTCCACAGGAACTCCAAGCATTGCATTTATTGGAACCGCTGCCATTAATAATGGAAACATCGTTAGCATTGCAGTAACAAATCCAGGAGTTGGATATACTTCCACAAATCCTCCTGTTGTCATAATTGATCCACCTCTTCCATACTCTGATATTGCTCTCCAATACAGTTCTGACTCTGTTGGTAGTGGTGGAACTGGCGCTAAGATTAACGTTACTGTTGGTCAAGGTTCTAGTGTAATTAGTTTCTCTCTTGCTAACTTTGGATTTGGTTATGGATTGGGAGACATTCTAACCATTCCAACTGGTGGTTCAACTGGTATCCCAACTACAGCGTCTTCTGATTTCAAAGAGTTCCAAGTCGAAGTCCTTGAAATTAATACAGACTCTTTCTCCGCATGGACTCTTGGTGATATTGAAGTTCTTGATGATTTCTCAAGTCTATTTGACGGTCAGAGAAAATCATTCCCAATCACACGTTCTGGACAACAATTATCACTTCAGTCAGATCTTGGCTCACTTGTTAACATTGAAGACGTTTTGATTATCTTCATTAATGACGTTCTTCAGGTTCCTGGTTCTTCTTACTTCTTTATTGAAAATAGAAGAGGTCCATTCGGTGGTGGTAGTAATGTAACTTTCGAAGAGGCTCCTAAAGCAGGAGACACCCTTAAGTTCCTGATCTACAAAGGAACTAGCGGAACCGATGTTCTTGATAAGGAAGTTATTGATACTATTAAGGTTGGTGATGATCTAACTATTGGATGGGATCCATCACTTGGTCAGCAAAGTTTCTTACAACAAAATACAAGAGTTGTTACCGAACTGAACTCCTCTAGTTCTGTTGATACCAACGTTTACTATGGACCTGCTCTGAGTGAAGACAGTACCCTTTACAGGCCTGTCGATTGGACAAAGCAGATGGAAGATAGAGTGGTCAATGGTCAATACATCTATAAGAACCGTGAACTGTATGAGTCCATTATTTTCCCAACTGCCAACTTAATTAAGTCGGTAGGAATTGGTTCTACAGTTGTATTTGTTGATAACGCAAGACCATTGTTCAATGCGAAGAATGAGAGTGCGATCGATCTGAATTTCCAGAGAGAGATCACCTTGGTTGATTATTCTTCAATTGCAGTCGGTGCCGCGGCCACAGTTCATGTTACCGATGCTGGTGGAATTGAAAACTTTGTGATCTCTAATGGTGGTATTGGATATACTTCTTCAAATCCACCAGAGGTTACAATAGGAACCCCAGTTGGTCTTGATACAACTGCACGAGCGACTGCAACAGCAACTGTTTCTGTTGCAGGAACTGTCTCTGCTATCTCTGTTGGATCAACGGTTGGATTTGGATATACCAATCAATCCTCACCTATCGTTCTTATTTCGCCACCAACAATTGAACAAGAAAAGAACACAATCGTTTCTTACGAGGGTGACTTTGGATTAATCACTGGTATTGGAACCACATCAACAACTGAGGCTCCTATTGGACTCACTTTTGACCTCGTTATACCAGAGAATTCTGTTCTTAGAAATTCTGAGATAACAGATTTCACATCAAGAAGTGGATTAGAAACTGGATATTACTTTACAGTCTTTAATTCCAATGTTGGATCTGGTGTCACATCTCTTGATGAAACCAATAATCATGAAACCGGCATAATTGGCATTGGTAGTACCTTTATAGATAATGTATACAGAGTTGCATCTGTCGGTATAGCAACAACTTCAGCAATTGGATTTGGCGTTACAACTCTTACTAGAGTGACCGTTAGTGTTGCAAGTCACGAAGATTTCCTTAGTATTCCAGGTCTTGGATATAGTGATTTCTATGGCGAATATAGTTGGGGTAAACTCCAACTCTCGGATAGAAACAAAAATCACAATTACGTTGCCAGAACCAGGAAAGGTTACTCTGGAATTACAACAGGTCCGGTAATTAGAAGAACAAACCGTCTAAGATACCAGGACTATAGCACATAAATAAAATTAAAATCCCAAACGATGGCATCAATCATAACTGATCAAATTAGAATATTGAATGCTAAGAATTTTGTATCTGGAGTTTCTACTTCAGTAAATTCTTACTATGCATTTGTTGGACTTCCAAATCCAACTGAGATCCAGAGTGACTGGGATGATTCTCCGCCAAGTCCTACAGATAATTTCTCCAATGAATGGAGCACTTGGGACACTATGATTGCTCTCAAGAAAATAACTCCGAGTGATGTAAAACAGGTTGTTAATAAAAGAATTTGGGCTTCAGGAACAACCTATGATTACTACAGACACGATTATAGTGTCGCAAACCCACCATCAAACTCAAGTGGCACATCACTTTACTCTGCAAACTATTATGTAATTAATAGTGATAACAGAGTTTATATCTGTCTTCAGAACGGGACAACTCCGGAGACTCCAGATGGAAAACCATCTTTGGATGAACCAACATTCACTGACCTTGAACCAAGAACTCCAGGATCTAGTGGAGATGGTTATGTTTGGAAATATCTCTACACTATTAAACCAACTGAATTGATCAAGTTTGATTCTGTTGATTTTATTCCTGTCCCATCAGATTGGGATAATAATGCAGAAACTGCTGCTGTTAGAGGTAATGCAGTTGATGGTAGTGTAAAGATTGTTGTTGTTAAAAACAGAGGTGTTGGAGTAGGAACTGCTAACAGAACTTACACTAGAGTTCCCATCAAAGGTGACGGGGATAACGCTGAATGTACCGTTGTTATCAACAATGACCAACAAGTTGATAGTGTAACAATTTCAAACCAAGGTTCTGGTTATACTTTCGGTAATGTTGATCTTGCCGCTGGTGGAATCCCTGAACCAGATACGGAGCCAGTTCTTGATGTTATCATGTCACCGAATGGTGGTCATGGATATGATATTTACAGAGAACTTGGTGCTTCAAACATTCTCATCTATGCAAGAATTGAAAACGATGTTGAAAACCCAGACTTCATCACAGGTAACGAAATTGCAAGAATTGGTTTAGTTGAAAATCCACTTATTTTTGGTTCTTCACAAAAACTGATTTCGGAAAAAGCAAGTGCAGTCTATGCACTTCGTTTAACTGGTGTTGGTTATAGTTCGACTAAATTTACCGCAGATTCCCTGATAACTCAAACTACAGGAACTGGTGTTACTGCTGTGGGTAAAGTTGTAAGTTATGATCAAACCACAGGTGTTTTAAAATATTGGCAAGATAGAACTCTTGCAGGATTTAACACTGTAGGAACTGCTGTAACTAATCCAATCTATGGATTTAATTTGACGCGCTTTACTGCTTCACCAACATCTGGTGGTAGTTTATCAATCGTTGGTGGAACAAATAATCTGTCAATCAGCACCAATTTTAGTGGCTTCACTACCTCAATAAATAATAAGACATATTATCTTGGTCAAAACTTTACTAATGGAGTAGCG